TGGTAATTTAGAGTTAGCTGGAAGTGTTGTTGCTATAAAAAATGGTGCAAGAACAGAAAATGGTATAGTATTTACACAAGATGGCTCAGTAGACCTTTACCACGACAACAGTAAAAAGCTAGAAACTACTTCTACTGGTGCAACAGTTACTGGCACATTGACTGCTACTGATGCAGCAATAGGTGCAGATACAGACATAATGGTTGAATTAGGTAGAGCTGCTGTAGGTGCTATATTTACAGACTATGCAGGTCTTAGACATATTGATATGACAGGTGGTACGGAGTACGCTTTCTTACAACAAAGTAACGGAAATACTTTTGTTAATGCGGGAAATAGTCTAAATGTTTACTTTAGAGTTGATAATAATAATGTAGCAATATTACATAGCACTCATTTACAACTTTTTACTGGAAAAAAATTGGTATTTGAGGGAGATACTGCTAATGACCATGAAACTACTTTATATGTCACAGACCCAACAGCAGATAGAACAGTTACATTACCAGATGCAACTGGAACAGTATTAACAACAGGTAATTCAGACACACCATCAACCACAACATCGAGTAGTGATGCAGACTTTGTTTTAGTAGATGATGGTGGTACAATGAAAAAGATTACGCCATCTAATTTAGGGATAACCTCTGGTGGTGCATCAAAAGGTTTTGCTGTAGCAATGGCTATAGCTTTATAGGAGTAAAGAATGGCACAAGACTTTGAACGAAATACCTCAAACGCAGTTGGGACAAGTGCTGTTACACTCAGAACAGCAAATTCAGATGATGCCATAGTAGGGATAACAGTAGCTAACGTAACAACCTCACAAATAACTGTAGAGGTTTATATCAATGATGGTTCTAATGATATACATATTGTAAAAGACGCACCGATACCTGCTGGATCAAGTCTACAAGTTCTTGACGGTGGTGCTAAGATTGTTATGGTTAGTGGTGATGCGTTAAAGGTTAAGAGTAATACAGCAAGTTCTGCTGATGTATGGGTGTCAGTTGTAGACACAATTAGTGAATAGGAGTAAGTTATGCCTTTGATTGGTAACGATATATCACCAGCTTTTGAGAGCGTACCAACAAGACAAGAGTTTAGTGGCGATGGCAGTACAACAACTTTCACATTAAATCAAACTGTAAGTTCAGAACAAGAAATCGTAGTATCTGTTGATGGTGTGGTACAAGAGCCAACTGGAGCCTATACAGTTCCAGATGGAACAACTTTGACCTTTACTGCCGCACCAAGCAATAACTCTGGTAATAATATATTCGTTATGTTTTTTGGCAGAACTTTTGGAACAGTAACTCCAGCCGCAGAGAATAAAGGTAACTTTAAAGCAGGTGGTATATTTAGAACGAATGCACAAAGTTTAACTTCTGATGTTACTATACTTGCCACAGAGAACGCACAGGTTACAGGTCCACTAACAGTTGCATCTGGCGTAACTCTTACAGTTGAAAATGGCGGAAGGTTGGTGACTTCGTGAGTACAATTAAAGTAGATACAGTACAAAGCACAGGTGGTGGTGCAGTAACACTTACTAAGCAAGAAGCAGCAAAAATACTTATTTCCTACAAAGGAGATGGAAGTGCCCTTGATGCCGAATCTTTTAATATTACATCTTTAACAGACAATGCCAATGGAGATGATTCTGTAGCACATACAAGCAATATGAATACAGTAAATTATATATTTGCAGGGAGTCATTTTTATACATTAGGCTCGGCTGGTGGTGGAACTTATACTTTAAACACAAAAGAAGACACAACAAGGAGTAATGGTTATAGGTCTACTTCTAGTCAAAGATTGCAACACGCATATACAAATGCTTCTTCTCATTTTGTAATTGGAGATTACGGAAGTACAAGTGGTGAATGTACAGCAGTATGTTTTGGAGATCTAGCATGAGTACCATTAAGACAAACACCTTAACAGGTACAACTTCAGCAGGTAGCATTCTTGTTACAGGAGAGGGTGGTGTTGAAACCACAAACTTACAACAAGGATTGTGTAAAGTAAGAGTACAATATGATGTACCAAGCACATCAAACGGACAAACTATAACAGCAGGAGATTCAGATAATGCAACTTCCCTTACTGATAATGGGGATGGTCAAGTAATGATTGATTTTACAAACAATATGGCTAATACCAAATATGTTCTTAATGTAACTGCTACGTCTCAAGTTTTTGGTGCTTTAGATGTTGGTACAGCAGCAACAAATCAGGTAAGAATGGAAACATGGGGTCATGGGGGTTCTATAAATAACTCAGCAGGTATGGCTGCAATATTTGGAGATTTAGCATAATGGCAAACGGAACAATAGCATTTGATACATTAACAACATCTGATTCAGTTAATACTGGTACAGAGAAGTCTATTGATACAAGTTATCTTTTTAATGGTGTAAATAAAGTTTGGTTTACATTAGGCATGGATGCAGTTCAAGACGATAGTTTTAATTGTAGCTCTGTAGATGATGATGGAACTGGAGATTTTGGTATACATTTTACAAACGCTTTGAGTAATGCACTGTACTCATCAGGCGTTGCAGTAACAGTAGATGGCTTAAATCCACGAGGAATGGTTCAAAGCCCTAGTAAAGCAGCAAGTGCTGTAGAAGTAAGAATGATGAGCATGAATGATGGAAGTAATACAGAAAGTAATATCACACATACAGAAATGCAAATTTGTGGAGATTTAGCATGACAATAAAAACACCAAAGTTTCAAGGCACACATTTATGGGATAGATTGTGTTGGGCAAAAGAAAACTTAGAAGGCAAACAATCAGACTATCGAATTGTATGGGAAGATCCAGACACAGATGAATGTGCAAAAGTTACTGTGCCAGATCCAAACTGGATGGCTTGTGCATTACAAGGCGGTATACTGCCGCCAGTAGAGGTTTACTGGTTACTAGCAGAAGATGAAGCCAAGCCAGATTTTAAAAAACATACAAGAGGTTATCTATTGCACAAAACCAAGCCTATTGGTAAAATGACGGAAGAACAAGCAATAGAGTATTTAATTATGAAAGATATACCACAAAGAGTGTGGAGAGATTATGAAAAAGCTAATCGACAAAGATTAGTCATTTGTAAAAAGGATCAACTGCCAAGTACACGCATATGGCGTAATGCTTGGAAGATTGATAATGAAGCAGCATAAGGAGCAAACATGACAACCAAAACATATATAACAGATAAAGATGGAGCAACTGTAGATGCTTCTACTGTGACTGTTCCTTCTGATAGACACTTTAGAGGTGCTTGGAAACTTAATGGTAAAGTTATATCTGAAGACATGACTGAAGCTAAAAAGATATTTCAAGATAAAATCAGAGAGGTAAGAAAGCCACTATTAGAAGCGGAAGACGTTGTATACATGAAAGCCTTAGAGGCAGATGATGCAAGTGCAAAAACTGCAAGTGTGGCTAAAAAGAAAGCACTAAGAGATGCACCAGCAGCGAGTGCAATATCAAGTGCAGATACTATTGCAAAGCTCAAGGCAGCATGGGATACATCTGTACTAGGCGATAGTCCATACGCATAAGGAGTAAGTTATGGCTCTAACTAGAGTTATAAATTCAGGCATAGGGGTTGCTGCATCTATTGCAGGTGAAGGTACAGCAACTACTAATTTACAGCAAGGACTGGCAAAAATGTGGGGGTCTTTTGACCAAAGAGGTGATGTGCTAGGTTCAGTAACATCAGGTGATACATTTAATGTTACAAGTATCACAGATGCTTTAGAAGGTCACATTGATGTATCTATTGCGAATGATATGGTAAATACAACTTATTCGATAAACGCAATGTCACATTATAGTGGAACATTGGCTTATGATGAATATAGTCGTTATTCAGGAGCAAGTAATATGGCAACAGGGTCTTTTAGAATTGCTTCTCAATACGTTAATGGTGGCGAACAAGACGCTTATCATAATGGTATTTTAGTTCATGGAGATTTAGCATAATGCCATATATAGGAAGATCACAAAATTTTGGAGTAAGAAGTAGATTTCAATATCAAGCTACTGCAAGTCAAACGAGCTTTAGTGGATCAGATGCCAACTCTTTAACTCTAAGTTATAATGACTCAAGGTACATGGATGTTTATCAGAATGGTGTATTGCTTGTGCCAGGCACAGACTATGCCGCAACCACTGGAACATCAGTGGTACTGGTTACTGGAGCAAGTGCAAATGATATTGTAGAGATGGTTGTCTATGATGTGTTTTCTGTTGCTAATTCTTATACAAAAGCAGAAGCGGATACAAGGTATCCTTTTAAAGGTAACAATAGTATAATTAGATTGAACGGACAGACTATTAGTGCAGATATAACCATAGATTCAGATGAGAATGGCGTGTCAGCAGGTCCCATTACACAGTCAGCTACAGTTACTGTTAATGGATATTGGAGCATTGTATGACAAGTCAGTTAAATGTAGATACTATAAAAGGTAAATCAACAGCAGGTTCTATTTCTATTCAAGGTGAAGGAAGTAAAACTACTAATATGCAACAAGGGTTAGTAAAAGCATGGTGGTCTATTGATGGTGTTACATCCACAGCAGTATTTAGAGATAGTTTTAATTGTTCTACTGTAACAGATAATACAACAGGTGATTACACAGCAAATTTTACAAATAACATGAACAATGATAGTTATGGCACAGGTAGTCAAGGAAGAAGAAACCCTTCTGTAGCTGATAATGGAAATGTAGTTACTCAGATGGGGGAAGCAGCACCAACAACTTCATCTTTAAGACATGATTGTGCAAGAGCCGATTTTGCTGCTTCTGAAGATATTGACAGGTGTAATGCACTACTTTGTGGAGATTTAGCATAATGGCAAGTATATTAAAAGTAGATAGCATAGGGAAGACATCTGGTAGCACACAAGATACTATGGCTGGAATGGCTAAAGGTTGGTTACGAATTTCATATTCAGGTGGTACACCAAGTGAAGATGACTCATTTAATCATAGCTCAACTACAGATTCAGCCCTTGGGTATGCAACTCTTAATATAACTAATGCAATGAATACAATTAATTATACAACAACACAGACTAATGGTGGGCTAACTACCAATAGGTATGGCTGGGGTCAAACGCAGATGAATAATGGTGCAACATTTACGGCTAATACAACAACTACTTATGTTTGTTCTTGGTTAGACTATACTCCTACTTTTCAAGACCCAGACAGAGCAAGTTTTGTTTTACACGGAGACCTCGCATAATGGCTAGTGAATTAAGAGTAAATACATTAAAAGATGCGAATGGTAATAATAGTGTTGGTTTGAGCTATGTTGCAGAAGGTAGTGCTAAATGTTGGGTGCAGTTTGAAGGCTCTTCTTTATCTGGAACTGGCACTACAGGGGTAAATGACTCTTTTAACTTAACAAGCATGACAGACGATGGCACTGGAAGATACACTACTAATATTAATAGTGATATGAATAATAATGATTATTCTGTAAATAGCACTATAGGACAGAGTGCATCATCTATAGGTGAT